TCTTCCGTTACATGACTCCTGGTGCACGGGGAAGAAACGTGTTCAAATTAACTGATGGTTCTTTTGTTGAAGAGCAACCTTATGAAGACACAGACATTGCTATCATCTATCATGGTGGACACATCCACGAATTAAGTGCACAAGAAGAAGCAGATTTGATTGCTGCTGGATACGGGGATTACATAACATGAAACATAGAGAGACACACCCTAACCTTGACGTTGAAGGATGTTTCGGTTGCAGAGTATCGCTAGTACATACAGGTATGAACTCCACCACTACTCGGGGTGCTGCCGTAAGTCAGACAGAACAGAAGGCTCGTGGCTGGGACAAAGATATGCCAGCGTACCGACGGTTACGTAAACAGGGTTATCAGCCTCGTGGTATTGATGGTTCTGCCCGTCTTGAGGCTACCGCTACTAGCGCAGCCCAAATTGAAAGCCGTCCCGATATAGAGAAACTTGTTGCCAGAGGAGTAGCAGAATGAAAAAGAAAGAAGTTTGGGATAAACCAAACCCCAACAAGAAGTTAGAAAAATTGTCTCCGCAAGCAAAAGCGTCGGCTAAAGCCCGTGCTAAAAAAGCGGGTCGCCCGTACCCTAACCTTATTGACAACATGGCTGCTGCCCGTTCAAAGAAGAAGTAATGGCTATTGAATATCGTGGTGAAAAGTTTGCAGGGTACAACAAACCTAAAGCAACACCGAAGGCAGGCAAGTCTCATGCTGTGCTCGCTAAGGAAGGCGACAAGGTGAAGTTGATTCGGTTCGGTCAGAAGGGTGTCCAAGGGTCACCTGATGGTTCCGCCCGTAACGATGCCTTCAAAGCCCGCCATGCTAAGAACATTGCTAAAGGCAAAATGTCTGCTGCGTATTGGGCGAACAAAGTCAAATGGTGACCTGCTAGTATTCGGGTTATGGCTGCACCTTTAACAGCAAACCTCACTTTTGTGCGTGGAGACACCTGGCAGTTCCAGGTTGTCATCACTTCCGATGAAGCAGGAGTGACCCCTGTAAACATTACTGGTTACACGTTTGCTGCTCAATGCCGTACCGCACCTGACATTGCTGCTATCTCTGGTACCGCTACTTGTACGGTTACTGACGGTGCTGCTGGTGAACTGCTTGTCTCTTGGTCTGCTACCACTACTGCTGCTATCAGTCCTGGTCTATATTATTGGGACTTACAACAGACTGCTGGTGCCTCTGTAACAACTATCATGGCTGGTCAGATTACGGTTCTTGCTGACGTAACACGGTAGGGCTGTGGAACGTTTCGTTATAGCCCAAGTAACTGACACGGTTACTCTTTATCAGCAGGACAATGTTTACCGCATTGTTAAGGCTGACCCTTCTTTGCCGATGGAGTACGGGCAACGTTTTGTTTTAGTTACAACTAGCACTACTGGTCCTATCGGTGCACAAGGTCCTCAAGGGTTTCAGGGTGCTCAAGGATTTCAGGGTGCACAGGGTTTCCAAGGTGTGCAGGGACCTCAAGGGACTCAAGGTCCACAGGGGTTCCAAGGTTTCCAGGGTGCTCAAGGTTCACAGGGACCTCAAGGGGTGCAGGGTGCGACAGGTTCTCAAGGAGCCACAGGTCCACAAGGTACACAAGGTTTCCAAGGCACGACTGGCGCACAAGGACCTCAAGGTTTCCAAGGCGACACTGGTTCTCAGGGTGCTACGGGACCACAGGGTGCTACAGGCGCACAAGGTTCACAAGGACCACAAGGTTTCCAAGGTGACGTTGGTAGTCAGGGTGCTACAGGACCACAAGGTTTCCAGGGTGCACAGGGGGCTACTGGTGCTGACTCTACTGTTGCTGGTCCACAAGGTAGCCAAGGACCCCAAGGGTTCCAAGGAGCGCAAGGTGCGCAGGGTTCTGTTGGTCCTCAAGGTGCGCAGGGTTTCCAAGGGTTTCAGGGTGCGCAGGGTGCTACGGGTTCACCTGGTATTCAGGGTCCTCAAGGTGTTCAGGGTGCGCAAGGTCCACAAGGTGCGCAAGGTGATGTTGGTTCTCAGGGTCCTCAAGGCGCTACTGGTTCTCAAGGTCCACAGGGACCGCAAGGTGCGCAAGGTCCACAAGGGTTCACTACTTTAGATGGTGCTACCGATGTAACTATTACTTCTCCCGTGACGGGACAGGCGTTGGTCTATGATGGGACATCTAGCCAGTGGGTGAACACGACCGCTAGTACAGACCCGATGAACGACAACAAGTTCACAGCAATAATCACGATGGACGTAGGAGTTTAAGTGGCTACAGGCGATAGAAAAGAAACACGGCTTATAGGTCCGTCACAGTTGACTGCTACTGATGCAGGTTTAGGTGCTGCTGCGGTTGCGACTAGCCGTGAACACATTATTAAACAGGTTATTTTGACGAACACTTCGGGTACTGACCGTCTAGTTTATTTGGGTATTGGTGGGGCTGCTACAGGTGGTGCTACGTCGAGGTTTCTTTCAGCGTTGCCTATCGCTGCGTACGATACGGTTGTGTTGGATACGGCGTTGGTGTTGGTGGCTACGGAACGCTTGTGGGGTTACGCTGATTTGGGGAGTGCTGTGAACATTATTGTTACGGGTTGGATTAAAGAAGTCTGATGGGTATTTCTTCGTCGCTTGGTTCGTCGGCTTTACTGCCCGCTGGTTTAGGTTTCCGCAATGTTCTGATTAACGGGGACATGCAGGTCAGCCAACGTTCTGCTGTTGGCACAGCCGTCACTGGCATAACCACAGGTGGTTGCAAAACTGCTGACCGTTGGGATTTGAATATGACCACATTTGGCACATGGTCGCAAACGTGTATTGCAGATGCACCCACTGGTTCGGGTTTGCGCAATTCGTTAAAAATGGCTTGCACATCGGCGTATGCTTCTCCTGCTGCGGGAAACGAAATGCAAATACGACAAAAACTTGAAGGACAAAATATCCAAGTTTTTCGTAAAGGCACAAGTTCTGCTAAAACTTTTGTGTTGTCTTTTTGGGTAAAGTCGTTTCAAACTGGAACTTTTATTTGTGAACTTGAGGACCAAGACAACAGTAGAAACGTGAGTGCTTCATACACGGTTCTTGCAAGTGGTGTTTGGGAACAAAAGTTTATTACATTTCCTGCCGATTCAACGGGTCAATTTGATAATGACAGCAATAGTTCTTTGGCTGTTATTTGGTGGATTGGTGCAGGTAGCAACTTTACTTCAGGAACACTCGCAACAACATGGGTGACACCAACAACCGCCAACAGGGCGGTTGGGCAGACAAATGTGGCTTCTTCAACAAGCAACTACTGGCAGATTACGGGTGTGCAGTTGGAAGCAAACTTGCAGCCGACCCCGTTTGAGCAACGACCTATCGGTGTAGAACTAGCGTTATGCCAACGGTACTACCAGATTGGCAGACTTGCTGCTGCTGGATATGGAATAGTTGCAACTGTTGACTCGGGAGCGTATGGAAACTTTAGTTTCCCGACAAGAATGAGAGCAACGCCAACAATAACTGAATTAACAAAAGCGCTTGGTGGTTCTCCTGTTGGATATGGCTCTGGAACAACATATATAGATGTGTCTGGATTTGGGTTTAGGTATAACCACGGTGGCGGGTCTGGTTCAGGCAACTTGTCTTTTGACCTAACATGGAGCGCAGCATCAGAACTATGAGTTACTCAATTTTAGAATCAGAACTTTTTGGAATAACAATTTTTCATAAAAAAACCAAATCATGGATTCCATGTGACCCTGCCAACACGGATTATCAAGCCTATTTAGCGTGGGTTGCTGAAGGCAACACAGCAGAAGAATGGAACCCTAATGGGAATCAGTAACACTATTCCGCCGTCAAGGTTGATTCAGCCTGGGGTTGTAGCGAACACGGCTGCACGACCTACTAGCCCGTTCACGGGTCAGGCTATCTATCAGGTTGATACAAACCAAATGTTGATTTGGAACGGTACAGCATGGGTGATACCTAACACTCCTGCACAAAACCCTTCAGGTTTAGAGTTGATTACACCTACATCGGTTGCAGGTACGGGAGTCACTTTGTCGGGTTCAACCGTGACGTACACCTCAAGTACAAGCAACATTAGTGTTAATGGCGTTTTCACTTCGCTTTACACTAATTACTGCGTGATGCTAACTGGAAGTGCTACCAGCGACCTTGACTCTGGTGTGCGCTTAAGGGCAGCAGGAACCGATTTAAGCACATCTGTTTACCAATACGCATCTGATGGTTGGTACGGCTCAACACAAAACAGCGCAGGCGGGACCGCACAAACCAATGTCCCTTTCGCTTGTTCTTTTGGTAGCGGTAGAACATCTAGTAGCAAGATTGAATTTTTCAAACCGCAAACTACTGACGCATGGAAACCAATAAATGCTAACGTTACTTTTAGTCATTCGGCAGTTGGAGTGATTGTGCGAAACGTTGCAGGCAACGCTAACAGCGCCACGCAATTTGATGGGTTTACAATTACTAATACTGGAACGATAACTGGTTCATTGCATGTTTATGGATACAGGATTTAACTATGGCTATTAACTCTTTGTCTACAGGATTTCGTCCAGGTGTCTGCACTTCTAGCACACGCCCCACAACCCCATATGAGGGGCAACAAATCTATGAGACTGATACGGACAAGTTGTTGGTGTGGAACGCAACGGCTTGGATTGTTATTTTTCCTGCACCCGCAGCAGCAGTGGAGTTAACTTCTAACGCAAGTATCTCCAATGGTTCGGATACGGTAATTACTTGGTCATCGTCTGTCTACGATAATGACACCATGTTTAGTGCTGGGACTGCAAACCGTTTGACAATAAAAACTGCTGGTATCTATATTGTCACAGCAACATTGTGTTGGGTTACAAACTCCACAGGCGAACGTATTTCCTGGATACAAAAAAACAATGACAACACTACGAGGTGGGGAAACCGTCGTGGCGGTGCTTGGTCTGGTCAAACCGAATATAGCATTTCTTCACAGATAACCTGCGCCGTAAACGACTACATACAAATAGGCGTATATCAAAACTCAGGTGGTTCATTGGCTCTCAACTCTGTAGGTACAAGTAGAACTCGTCTAGAAGTTGCTAGAGCCTAGATTTTTAAGTTGTCTGCATGCTTAGTGTCATCACCTGCACATACAACACGCCATCCGAAGTCCTAGCCCGCACATGGGCATCACTCAAAGCCCAAACCTTTACTGATTGGGAATGGGTCATCTACGACGACTCCCCTGGCATGGATACATACAATCAGGTATACGGCTTCTGCTCCGACGAACGGTACAAGATACGGGTGTTTAGACCCCACGTACCATCAGGCGGAAACATCGGCTACGCAAAACACATGGCGTTCTCACTAGGTTTAGGCGAGATACTCGTTGAGTTAGACCACGATGACGAACTCACCCCCGATGCCCTTGCTGAGATAGATGTAGCGTTCATTGACTACGGTGTCGGGTTCGTGTACTCCAACTGTGCAGAAGTTTTTGATGACGGCACTAGCGGTAAATACCCTGAAGGCTGGGCGTTCGGCTACGGCACGGAACGCTGGAACACCACCTACAACGTGTGGGAAATGATAGCGCCACCGTTAAACCGCACCACCCTCAGCCATATCGTCTCGGTCCCCAACCATGTCCGATGCTGGCGGGCAGAAACCTACCGTGAACTAGGTGGACATGATGCCACCCTCCGTGTCGCAGACGACTACGACCTGATAGTTAGGTCAGCCTTACATACCCGCACAGCCCATATAGACAAACTGTTGTACCTACAGCACATCGGGGCGCACACCGCTCAACGCCAACAGAACGCCCTTATTCAAGAACTTGTCCCCCAAATCCACCGCAAGTACGTGGAAGATATTGAGATAATGTTCTCGTGCTAATATGCAGGCAGCCCTACTAAGGAGTATCCATGTCTGCAAAAGGCGAGAAGTACAAGTCAATGTCAGCGATGAAGAAGCACGAGAAGTCTGAAGGCTCTAAGGAGCGCAAGATGGAATACGGCAAGAAGACTGTTAAGAAAAAGAAGTAACCCCCTAAACAAACCTAGATAGGACAACGATATGCCAATGGTCGGAAAAAAAGAGTTCCCATACACCAAAGCAGGCGAAACCGCTGCAAAAAAGATGGCTAAAAAAACTGGTATGCCAATGAAAAAGGCTGCTAAGAAAAAGAAGTAATGTCCACCGTCGCCCAAATCCTTACCCGTGCGCAACGCCAGTTGCTATCAGGGACTATTGAAGCCCGTAACAAACTGTCGGCATCCGTGTCGTCTACGGCTACTTCTATTTCTCTGACTTACGACTTGAACTCTATCCGTGAAGGTGCGGTTATCCAGGTTGATAGCGAACTGATGTACGTGTGGGAGGTGGGCGCAGGAACTAAGACCGCTACGGTTGAACGTGGCTTTAACGGCACTACAGCGGTGTCTCATGCGAGTGCTGCTGTTGTTATTGTGAACCCTAAGTTCCCTAGAGCACAGTTGTTTGAAGCATTGAATGATGAACTGATGGATTTGTCCAGCCCTATGAACGGGTTGTATGACGTTAAAACATTGGACTTTAATTACAACTCGTCTAGACGGCAAACGAATATCCCGATGACTGGCGATGTCATTGACCTGATTGAAGTCCGTTACCGTTACATTGCTTCTGATTACAAACAAGTCAATAACGTTACACTGTTACGTAACTTGCCTACTAAAGATTTTGGTTCAGGCTACGGGCTACAAATAGATTCGCTTATCCCATCATCAACTGTTCGTGTCACCTACAAGACACCGTTCACTCGTGTCGGGTTGGAATCAGATGACCTGCAAGATGTTGCTGGGTTCCCTGAAAGTGCTGAAGATATCCTTGTTATGGGTATCCAAATTCGTGTTGTAGCGCCCCGTGAAATCAAACGTAACTTCACTGAATCTCAAGGCGAAACCCGTCGTGCCGATGAGGTGCCTGCTGGTGCTGTCGGTGGGTCTATCACTAACTTGTTGCGTTTGCGTCGTGACCGTATTACTGCTGAGGCTTCACGAATAAACCGTTTGCACCCAATTATTATTCAAAGGAACTGATATGGCGGTGACCACGTTCACTCTGCCGTATGTTGGTACGCCACCGTACTTCTCTGGTAGTTCTGTTTCTACATTAGTTCCTAACGTTTTCCCTATCGCTATTGATGGTCGCCCGTATATGGTTGACCAGAAATCAGGCAGGTTTGGTCGCACGTATGAGCAGCGTGTTCGTGACTCTACGGACGATTCTACTTCTCCTGGTGAGGGTGCTATTAACCCTGGCGGTTTGTGGAGGCGTGGTCAGGACTCTTGGCATTTCGGTGCAGGTCAACAGTACGCTGATACCGCTGAGGCTAAGGATTACCAGTTCTATAAATCTAAAGGCATAGACATTTGGACTAAAGGTCAAGTGTCGTTACTTAATGCTACGAAGTTGTCGTTAAGTAATGCTTCTACTTCTCAGCATATGGTTGTTTGTGGTACCCGTGTTTATGTTGCGTTAAATAATGATGTCAAGTTCACTACTGACCCGTATGCGTCTAGCCCTACGTGGACTGCGGTAGTTGATGAGGCTGGTGGTACCGCAGCACCTACAGGGACCGTTGCTGCTATGGCTACCGATGGCAACAAAGTTTACTTGGCGTACCCTACTGATGGCATAAGACAGGTTGTTCCTTCTGCTGACCCTGCAATTATTTCAAACACAAAATTTACTACTGGTAGTGATTCTTACTATATGCTTGGGTTTGCTAAGAACTTTATGTTCGGGGCATATGACCACGACCTTCATGTGCTTGATACTAGTGGTGGCAAATCGTTTGCAATTGAACCTGACGATACGGCATTTCGTTTCGTTGGTGTAGCCACAGGACAAAACGCTGTGTACGCAGCAGGTTTTTCTGGAGAGAAATCTCTTGTATACAAAATCACTATCACCGCTGCTGGTTTACTAGACAAAGGCATCGTCGCTTTAGAACTACCGACAGGCGAAATCGTTTCATCTATCTCTGGTTATCTAGGTTTTATCCTTATCGGGACAAACAAAGGTGTACGTTACTGTTCAACGGATGCACAATCTAACCTTGTTGCTGGACCAATCATCCCTACTAGCGGTCCTGTACGGAAGTTCACATCCGAAGACAGGTACACCTATTTCACTTGGTCAAACTACGACGGTGTATCAACAGGTTTAGGCAGGCTAGACCTCTCTACTTTTGTTGCACCCAACCAGCCAGCGTTTGCTACAGACCTCATGTACACCTCAACAAACAATGTCTTAAGTGTTGCAACATTCAACAGCAAACGTTTGTTCTGTGTTAGCGGTATCGGTGTTATCGCTGAAGACTCCAGCGCCCTAGTTGCTTCAGGCGAAATAGAATCAGGCACCTACCGTTGGGGTATCCCTGACCGCAAGTTCGTAGCCAAAGTAGACACCCGTGCCACACCTCTCGTCGGTTCTATCACCCAATATCTGAACGTTGACGACACAGGGTATGTACAACTTAACACTTGGGATGACATTGGTGACACCGAGAACTCTACTAACGGTACGGATACCCATGCTATTGAAGCATCGTTTAAGTTTGGTTTGAACCGTGACGCTACCGTAACCAGTACAGGTCCAACGATGACACGCTGGATGTCACGAGCCTACGTAGCCCCGTTTAGAAGCCAACAGTTCGTCATCCCAATCCTGTTACACAACACTGTCCGTGTGCGGGACAAAGAATACTTCTATGACGTTGAAGAACACCAGACTTTCTTTGACAGTCTCATTGAATCACCCCGCATTATCGTTCTTCAGATAGGCACGTTTGTTCATTCGGTGATCGTGGACGATTTGGAATGGGTCCCAGCAGATGCGACTGGCAACTACTGGTCTTTTGAAGGAACACTTATTGTTACACTACGAAGTGTAGAAAACTAGGAGCAATCATGGCAATTAAAAGCAGACGAGCATACAAAGGTGCAGCAGTAGCAAATGCGCTGGATACAACTATTGCAGCCGACGCTGTAACCATAACGGTCAAAAGCAACTTCTCTGGATGGGACACTACGGGTACCCCGTTCTTCTGCGTTATTGACCCTGGCACCACTAAAGAAGAAAAAGTTTGTGTCGTATACACGGGCACTAACACGTTGGCTATGGTTGACCCTGCTGCTACTTCTAGTTGGACAACAGCAGGTAACTACGTTGCTGGGCGTGGAGTAGATAACACTACTGCCCGTGCACATGATGCTGGTGCCGTTATATATCCTGTGTTTACAGCATATGAGGCAAACGAGGCAAACGAACTTGTTTCCAAGTATGCGAGCACGGGTGCGATGGTCTATCAGGATGCTTCCAGTTTTGCTCAACTTGCGATTGGTACGCAAGGGCAAGTGCTCGCAGTTAACACGGGGGCTACTGCACCACAATGGAAGAACGTTGTTGACGTTGCATTGCAAGGACCTCAAGGTACGCAAGGACCCCAAGGCTCGCAAGGACCTCAAGGCTCGCAAGGTGCTACTGGTCCTCAAGGAAGCCAAGGACCACAGGGTGCTACAGGAAGTCAGGGAGCAACGGGCAGCCAAGGAGCAACTGGTCCTCAAGGTTCCACTGGACCACAAGGTACACAAGGACCTCAAGGCGCAACAGGCGCAACAGGCACCGCAACATGGAAGTACGGTTCAAGCGTAGTCAGCATGGTTTCTGGTTCTGCTGCCGTGACACATGGGGTAGGAGCAACACCATCAACAGCAGTTGTATCAAATGGTGACAATAGTGCTTTGTCTGCTTCGTTTGAAATTGCTTCGTTGGATGGGACTTATATAAACGTAAGGCAAATCGGCGGGACAGCAACAACTTCTGTTCGTGTAAACTGGATAGCAATTCCCTAGAAAGAGAAACATCATGGTCAAAGTACAAACAATCGTTCTCCGAGTCGCAGGCGTATTCGGCTCATCCGCATTAGCAGCCGTCGCTGGTGGTGCCATCTTCGGTGTAGAACTATGGAAATCAGCCGCAATAGCAGGCGTAGTCTCAGCCTCCAAAGTAACCGAGTCATTGCTTCGCTCATGGTCTGAAGATGGTGTGCTTACTAAAGAAGAAGTTGCAGCAGCGTTCGGTAAAGCGAACAAGTAGAGTAGCAATAGCCCTTTCGGGGGCGCTGCTTATCCTGTTTGCTGTACGACCTGCCCATGCAGAGAATCTAGTAATCACCCAACCAACAGATTTTTGGTTTCATTATGATGATACGACTACCTTCAACGCCCGTACATACGACATACCGAACCACCCTTCAGACCCGCAACTATGGCTCTATAACTCTGAAGGTACCCTCATATTCACTAACGACGACTACTATGGTTTACAAAGTCGTATACAAATCCAAGTAGAACCAGGCTGGTACAGACTTAAGGCAGGAGTTTGCTGTGGTCAACCTGACGTATGGCGTAGCGGTAACGGGTGGAACCTTGACTACGAATTATCTGTTGAAGGCGTAACGGATTCTCCTACAACCACTGAGCCTGCCACCACAACGACTAGCATTGAGGAATGGCAGACGACAACGAGCACAATAACTCTTACAACCGTGCAAGAGACTACCTCACTACCTTCTACGAGTTCGCCAACATCGTCCACAACTACGACAACACTGCCTACCCCGACCACGACAACATCAACTACGTTAGCCCCGACTACGACGGAGCAGAGTACGACCACAACGGTCACCCCGTCATCCCTGTTGACTACGACGAGTTCGCTGATGTTGCCTACTACATCATTGCCGTCTACGAGCACGACAACTACGACGGTATCCCCACCAGTGAGAACGACCACGACCCAAGTCTCAACCACTACGACTGGTACGCCCACAACGACGACTGTGGTCACCGCCCCAACCAGCACCGCCACTTCCGTTGCTACGAGTACGACTACGACGACGACGACAACTACGACGGCTGACACCCCTGAGGAGGCTGTAGCCATCCTTGAATCCTTCTCTGACCCTGTGGCAGTAGACGCAGCGATCACCCAGATTGCAGACAACCTAGACACCTTGACCACAGAGCAGTTGGATGAGATTGCTGCTGTCGTAAGTAAGGCACCCAAAGCGGTGAAAGAAAAGTTTGAATCCGAAATCAACATCTTCGGTGGGGGGCTAGATAACTACACTCCTGTGGGGTCAACCGTCAATGTGGGGGAACGTCGCACCCTTGTGGTTATTGGGGCTGTGCTTACAGCCATGCCAGTAATCGCCCCAAGAAGAAAGTGATAATCTCTACCTATGCGTAAGTACCTTGCCTCCCTCTGCACCCTGATTGTGGCTGCCTGTTCCAGCGCATACATCATCATCACTTTGTCGGGCGACACCCGTACCCAAGCCCTTGGTATCACAGGTATTCTGCTTACTTGTACTGCTATCCTCATCGCTATTGAACTGAAAGAAGACGAATGAAAAATGTTGGACTTTCTAAGATTCGGAAAAAACAAATGAAATATCCTTACAAGAAACTTGTTGTGCCTGCTGAGATAGAAAAACTCGGCAACGGCAAACTCAAGCCAGCGATGCTTGCCTCTGTGAAATGTGGCGGGAAAATGTATACGCCTGTCGCAGCAAAGTTCAACGAACTGTATGACGCAGCCCTTGCAGCAGGTCACAAACTCCGCAACGTGGGCGACTACCGTTCCTTTGAAGCACAGTTAGGTTTGTTCAAAGAACGTTACCGTCCCGCTGAAGACCGTGACTGGGAGGATAAGAAGAAAGGTATTCTTTTGGATACCCAACGTGTCAAGCGTACATATGAGAACCAAACATGGTTGCTACGCAACGGGTTCTCACCGTGCTCAACCCCAGGCAAATCAAATCACGGTTTCGGTTTGGCTATTGACGTTGGTGTAGAACGTAAAGGAAAACTTGTTGCTCTCGCATCAGACAAGAAGGGTGCAGAATGGATGTGCGCTAACGCCCCCGAATTCGGGTTCTACCTACAATCAGATGACCCTTCCAGTCGGGAGTTTGAAATCTGGCATTGGCAGTTCGCAGGATAATCATGGGCTTCCTCGGTTTTATGGGGTTCGCTGTGTTTGGCTTGGTTGCTATCCATTTCTTTTTAGATTGGTTGATGGGTGATGATTAAAGGTCTTGCTTCTATCGCAGCGTTCGGTGTGCTTGTGTTCGCTGTCGCTATCGGCATCTTTGAAGTGTTGCACCGTACACAATCTGAAGACTGGCAGATGTACGAGTGAACGAAGCAATCGTTGTCGCCTCTATCGCAGCCATTGGTGGTGTCCTTGCAGCCCTAGTTCAGGGCTTAAGAAAGGAAAACCGTAACGACCATGCGCTTGTATCCAACAGTCTTAACAGGATTGAAATAAAGTTAGATAACCATATTGACGACCACCTCAAAGGTGATGTCTAGGGTGTAGAGTGGCTGGTCTTATGACCATTGAAACGCTCCAAGACATCCGCCATTTTCTCACCCGTGTAGTCGCTCATGGTGATGAGCAAACCCGCCTATTAGAATCAGTTGACAGGCTTGATGCGTTCATTCACGCCATGCAAAAGGTACGCCAAGCAGCGTAAGGTAGGCTGAAATCATGCCAGTTTTGTACTACTGCCTTGATTGCGACACCGCTTGGACAGCCAGCGAAGGTCGCTATTGCCCCGTCTGCAAACAAGAGGGAGCAGAGGAACATGGAACAGAATGAGACTACGTTTGAAATGGTTTGTGTCCGATGGGCTGACGCTCATGCGGGCGAAGGTCACTGGTCTTTGTTAGAAGATGAAGATAGCGGTGAACACATTGTTGAAACGGTAGGACTTTTGATACCACCAACCGAGGGTGGGAAGAAAGAACATTTGACTATCGCACAGTCTGTTAGCCCCGATGGTTTCGTTGACCACGTAATTTTTATTCCTGTGTCAATGAGCAGGAGTGTGACTTTTCTCACACCACGCACAAACCCCTTGACAATGTAACACCCCTTCTGTACTCTCTCCCCTGAAACGTATAACAACGAAAGGGGAGACATGAGTCTTCAACGATACCGAATATCAAAACCTGAACACGGCAGCCAAGACTGGTTGAACATCAGGTTCCGTGACGAACAAGGGAACAAGCGTGTGAGTGCATCAGCAGTCGCAGCAATCTACGACTTGCACCCGTTCGTGCCGAGAGACACCTACGCAGCAGAACTGCTCAGTGACGTTGCACCTGTACCCATCCCACCCAACCCTGCAATGGAACGAGGCAACCGTCTTGAACCATTCGTGTTGGAATGGGCAGCCGACAAACTTGGTATCACCTTTGATACACCCGAAGAAATGTTTGTGGTCAACACAGACGGTGGTGCACGTATGGTGTCCACCCTTGACGGCTTCCACGAGGACGGTGACATCCGTAAGGTGCTGGAAATCAAAACCACTACCCGTCCTTGGGAGGGGCAACTGCCTGACTACTGGCGTATCCAAGGTGTACAGCAAGCCATCTGTGCTGACGTAGATGAGGTGACATGGGCAGTCTTTGACCCGTCGTTGTCGCTTCACCTGCACGTACAGCCTGTGCCTGACGCTGAGAAGCAAGAGCACATCAAGGCAGTAGAACTTTGGTTGAACGCTATTGACATGGACATGACACCAGCAGGAGTCAAGTGGTCATACGAAACGATTAACCGCCGTTACGCTAAACCTGAGGCACGTACAGTTGAGTTACCCTCCGACGCAACTGAACTTGTTGCACGACTTAAGCACGTTAAAGCAGAACTTAAGTCCTATCAGGAACTTGAAGATCAATTAAAAGCAGAACTTTGCGAGTTGCTTGGCGACGCTGATACTGGTACCGTTAACGGTACAGTCGTTGCGACTTGGAAGGGACAGACGAGGGACAGCCTTGACATCAAGGCGTTCAAAGCAGCCTGCCCTGACATTGCAAAAGAATTCTCACGACAAACAACAACACGTACATTGCTCTTGAAAGGGGCTAGATAATGGAAGATAATAAGCAAGCACTATCAAACATCCTCACTAAGTATGGGGTGCCTGACCCGAAAATTGTTGGCAAGTTGCCACGCAAAACAAAAACTGGTGGGACAATCCATTTGGATTTTGTCGGTCACGCTGACATCACAAAATTTTTGATTGAAACCGACCCGAACTGGCGTTGGGTACCGATTGAATGGAAAGACGGGCGACCTGCTATCCATGTTGAGAACGGCATGGCTACCATGTGGGGCGAACTCACTGTCTTAGGACAAGCACGGCTGGGTGTTGGTTCAGTTGAAGCGAACAAACCCGATCGGGACAAGGAACTTGTGAGCGATTTTCTCAGGAACGCAAGTATGCGTTTCGGATTCGCAACCAGCCTTTGGGCAAAATCCGAATGGGAGGACTTGGAGAATAGCCCTAGTCCAACACCAACCAACAAGCCCGTACCTAAGGCAGCACCTAAGCCTGAGCCAGCAACAGACGGGTTTATCAGCAACGAGCAACGCCAGCAACTACAGGCTGCTTGCGCCAAGGCAGGCATCGCACCAGAAGTCATGGCACAAAACGCAGGCTTAGACTGGAACGGCGACATCAAAGACTCCGACATCCCAGCCCTACGTGCAGCGTTCAAAGAACTCAAAGAGTTTAAGGAAGGTGCATGATGGCTAACAAACGAACCGTTGACCCCGACTCGCTTGAACCATCAGTCAAGATTGTTGGGCTACGCCTTACCAGTAAGCAACTCCAATACATTGAGATGCTATGCGAGCAGGAGAAGTGTTCCCGTTCAGAGTTGTTCCGTCGCCTACTTAACCGTGAGGCATACAAGGCGATGGAGCCACAACCGTTTTGAACTTAAGGCATGGGAAACTAAACACATACAAACGAGATGGATGTCGTTGTGACCTATGCAAAGAAGTAGGTAGCAAATACAATGCCACCCGTTACCGCCCGCAGTTCCGTCTTCCGATAGCGCCTATTCTTGAGTGTTTGGATTCTAGTCAGAACACTAAACGTGTGAGGTTGGAGCAACGTTATGGGGAACGTGGCGTGACTATTGGTTTCGCTGACCGTTTCTGTATCAGCATGGGCAAGCACCCTTGGGAAGTTTACGGTGACTTATGGTTCCAAGATTTATGGGACAAGGAGAAAAAGAATGAGCAACGAAATAAGAATCGGTGATTATTACCCTGACATAGACAAAGATGGATATGTGCGTATCCATCAGTATGACTTGGGTCAGTTGATTAAACAGGCTAACGGTGCATACAACATGGTGAAAGACGTAAATGCTTTACTGTTAGACATTTCACGCTGGCGTAGAACGGCAGAAGTATTGGCTCGTGAGTTAGGCAAAGTTGAATACGCCCTTGCTGAATACGAGAATCAGAAAGATGGGCTATGAGCAAAGCAAAACAAAAAGGCACAGCAGCAGAGACAGCAGTTGTCAACTACCTGAAAGATAACGGGTTCCCTTACGCTGAACGTCGTGCATTGCATGGCAACCTTGATAAGGGTGACATCACAGGGTGTGGACCAATCGTGTTTGAAGTGAAAGACCACGCCAAGATCACCCTGTCTGCATGGTTAAAAGAACTGGAAGAAGAGATGGTGAACGCCAACGCTGGTACTGGTGCTGTCATTGCGAAGCGTCGTGGCACCACCAAGGTGAAAGACTGGTATGCAATCATGCCCGTGTGCCAACTGGTTGACTTACTTAAGGAAGCAGGTTACTGATGGGTTGTACTTGTAGCGTTAACTTCACTTGGGAATCGGGTCCTTGTAGTTCTTGTAGTGGCGAGTACCCATGTGAAGGTGGGTGCGGTGAACAAGCCTGTGACTGCATATGCGACGAAGAAACAGACGAGGACGAATGACAACTATAGTTACGTTAGAACCTTGGGAATATGAATGGGCTTGCTCCATTGGTATCCGCAGGTTCACGGCGAACTGGAATAAAAAAGATGCGTCGCACTACAAAGCGGAACTGATGGAAGACAACCGAACAGCACAGGTAGCAGCGTGTATAGCGGAACTTGCTGTTGCTAAAGCAATTAACCACTACTGGTCGGGGCACGTATGGTCTGGCACCGAACATTCTAAATATAAAAGTGTTCCCGACGTTGGCACTAACATTGAAGTACGTCGGGTGCGCAAAGGCACTACAGCAGCAGTGCGCAAACACCAATTAGGTATGGGTCTAAAACTTTTTGTTGCTTACCCTCAGCCACCTGAGTTCAGGGTTTGTGAGATATGGGGCTGGATGGATTACGATGAAGCATGGCAGTTAGGAACTCCGTCTTCGTATGCGCCTGATACAACACGCCTCATTGAGCGAAGCAAGTTGTTCGTTCTTCCCTGCTAGACTCATCTAATCCGTTTAACACTTGGAGGTCTATGGAAACAAACTAACCCTTGCCGTCTATGAAAGGAGCCACCATGCGGAAACGCACTCTGACCCCCTTAATCGCAGCCCTAATCGCTGCTCCAACATTCCTCTTATCCACCCCTACAATCGCCTCTAACGGATTCAAATGTCCGAAAGCAATGGCACTAGCCCTACAGGTGGGCTTCAAAAAGAAAGACCTGCCAACACTGGACTACATCATTTACCGTGAGTCCCGATGCAACCCCAAGTCCATAGGGCACAACCGTAGAACAGATGGGACAGTCTGGTCATCGGATTATGGACTTACCCAGATCAACAACTACTCTTGGATTACTTACTTAAGAAACAAGAAATTAGTACACAAATCCTCCGATCTGCTAGACCCATTCACTAACCTAAAAGCAGCGAAACTTCTATACGACTACTCGCTACAACATGGTGGTAACCAATGGAGACAGTGGAACACAAAGACTTGGAAAGGTTCTGGAAAAAAGTTGCCCACACTCACCCGCTAAAATGCTGGTGGTGGACAGCAACACAGAACCACGAAGGCTACGGAAACTTCCATCACAAAGGGAAGAACAAAGCAGCACACCGCTTTAGTTTCTACATCACATACGGTTACTACCCTGAAGTCGTAAGACACAAGTGTGATAACCCACGATGCGTCAACCCGTTTCATCTACAAGCAGGTACACAAAAAGAAAACTGCCAAGACACCGTTGCACGGGGCAGACACCATAATCAAAACAAGAACCAATGCAGCGAAGGACATCTGTATGACGAAGCGAACACGTATTTCTACGCAGACGGACGGCGAGACTGCCACACCTGTCGTAAGAAAAGAAACAAAGACTACAAAGAAAAGATCAGAGTGGATCTGTAACTCTTGCCATGTCGGGGTCACCCTCCATGTGCGACCAGCAGAACCACCAACCCATGTCTGTCGTAAGGCAGCAAACAAAACAAAACAACTAACCCTGAAAGGGGAATCAAATGAGTAACCACATCACCATTCACGGCAACGTGAGCCAAGAACCAGAGATGCGAGTAACAACATCAGGTCTTAACGTCCTGTCGTTCAGCGTCGCAGACTCATACGGCAAAGACGAAAAGAAAAAGGTGACGTTCCACAACATCACCGTGTTCGGACAACTAGCAGAGAACGTAGCATCATCCATCAAAAAAGGTGACAGCGTAATCGTCACTGGTCGCATGGAAACCGATGAGTACACCAAGAAGGACGGCACCAAAGGCAAAAGCACCAAAGTAATTGCCGACGAAGTAGCGTTCTCAATGCGTTGGACTGTCGTCATGGCAGACCAAACAGCAAAGACAATGGGCACCATCACTAAAGCGTTCCCATCAGCAAGCATCTTCACAGACGATGACTTCTAATGGACTGGACAAAAATATCTTTTGACATATGGATGGAAGCAGGCATCATCAACGGGTTTGTTGGTGCACCCATCTGCTCTACCCATGACGGGATACCAACGTCAGCGAACGAAGACGAACAGTACGAAGATGGCGATGACCCGTGCATCCACATCCTTAGGCTCTACTCATCTTCCGAACATAAGACAGAAGTAGAAGAGAACCATTCACCGTCGCTATGGCGCAGAACGAACCAAGGTTTGTGAACATTTGCGACCATTGCGGAACAGTCACGTTAGCCCTCACCACTTGGAAAGCCGAACAAGTGGTGGGGTGTGACTGCTCCTGTCATAAGAAAGTAATCACCAGCAAGCCCACTAAGAAACGGAAACGATAATGCAGCGACGTAGATGGTGGGGCGAAGACGCAGCGTGTCAAGGAGTCGGGCATCACATCTTCTTCCCCGACACCAAGAAGGGTGACTGCAAAGGTAAACTCGTAGCCCTGTACGCTGAAGCAAAAACGTACTGTGATCGTTGCCCCGTGAGCAGTGAATGTTTAGAGTCGCAACTTAAGTACGAAGTGGACACCTTCCAGCATGACGGTATGTGGGGTGGGCTGACACCAACGGAGCGCCGTGTCCTGATCGCTGACCGTGAATGGAAAAGGCGAAGCCCCCGCTGAGGAAGGGGACGAACCCAGCGGGGGCTTCTATGAAAGGAGTCTAGCAGGGACGGCTAGAGCCTCTCAATCTTGTAAGCAGTATAGCGGTTAAGATCGCTTCCTACTGCACACATCTCCGCTTCTTTTAACGAAGGGAATGTGGTTGCTTTATCTTTGTGGTCTGTCCAGCACCACACTTTGTTCACATGGATTTTGTAGTAGCCCCGTGAACGGGTAAGCATGGGGTGGATCATTCGGATGATTACCCAATGCTGTCGTGGTGGTTGTTTCTTAAGACAGACCTCTTGTTCTTTTACTTTCCTGAGCAGTATGCCTCGCATGTGCATCCTTCCAAGCAGTCGGGTGTGATGACCACTTGGATATCTGAAGCGATGTTGTACGGTACAGTGCACACGAAGTAGCCAATCGGGGTCATCCAATCCACGAAAGTATTGGTGATATACATACCGTTGTTCTGCCCGTCCACGTATGACCACACTAGGTTCTTCGGTTGCGAGAACACAAACTCTTTCTCCTGACCGTATGGCTCAAACATCACACCGTTGTCTTCGTCGTTGTCTGTCCAACCAGTACACCCAGCATCAAGGTAGATGTGGTTAGGTATTGGCTTGTATTTTTGGATGAACTCGTCCACCGTAAGCGTGATGATGTCCGTACTTAAGGCAGACGGATGGTTAGGACTGACCTTGCTCATCTTTTCCTCCCACTCGGATAGCCCAACCGTTGTCCATGTCGGCGCTGATTTCCCTGAAGTACCGCTCCAATGTGTATGACTTGAACCAGTTGATAGGTGCATCGTCGGGGTGTGTAATTGTAATTGTTAAATGCGTTTCCATAATGGTGTCTCCTGTTTGTTGAATGTTGAGTAATCGGTTTCGTGTAATGCTTGGAAGTCTTCGGTGTTCTTATCGCAAATGTATTTCCATATCTTGTCGTCGCCAGTAGCGTTGAGGTCTGCCCACCCTGTAGGTGTGGCTGTGATGGTGCGAGTGCAATGTATGCAAGTACTCATGTCTTAAGACTCCTTCTCTACAAACACTCGCTGAAATATTCTCGTTTCGGTAGCGCCTTCTTCTACCTTGTATGCGTCCACTACCACTAGACCATTGTCAAAGTGCAGACGGAACTCCATGTCACCCAGACTGAACCAGAACTGGTAGTCCGTGTCGTAGTTCTCGCCAAGCCCTTCCTCAATGAAACACTGAGCATACCCGTTGGCGTATGCCTTTTGTTGCGCTGTAACTCTCATGTCTTAAGCCTCCTCTTCCATCTCATCCACCGTGCACACGAAATCGTCACCGCTTGCAGGGTTCGCCTCACCGAACGCTGCCCACGCCATATCCTCTGCGTCGTCCTCGTTCTCTGCTGTGACCCGTACCGAATAGTAAAAAGTTACGTTGTACTCTTTCATGCTGACGCTCCGAACAATGCTTCTGCCTCAACCACGAAGTCGGGTGTGCTGTCCCACGAATAGAACCCACGTGAAGTGCACGAACCATCCCAATCAATCTTGAGAACCTCCATCCCCTCACGACTTAAGACATAAGCGTACTCACAACCGCCCTTGTCGCCATCGTCGGTGATGTACCAGTCCTCGGTGCTGTCGTTATGAGCGAACCCGTAACCACTGACCCACTTGAGCGCCTCACGGAACTCGCTTTCATCTTTCTCGTGGCTTGCCGTGATACTGCTCCACGACTTGTTGTCCGTGATGAGAGTCTTCACTGCTTCACCTAGCCCGTCACGTTGCACGATGTGCCACACGCCAGCGCCTACGCCCTGAGGGTAGCCGTCCCAATGCACATAGCGCCCGAACCATCCGATGCTTGTCTTCAATGCGATAACACTTCTTGTACCCATTTTATTCTCCCTATTTGCTTTCGCCCGTAGTCCCTTTGATTACGGGGTAGTGGATGGTCGGGGCTTGCACCCGACTGCCTGCTAGTCACCCTGCCTTAAGTCCTAAACAATAAACTCAATACCATCCAAGAAGCCGAGTGTCATTGGCTCGCCCGTCTTGGTGTCTGTGCCTTCAACGTCCACCGTACCTCGCTTCTTGTAATGTGTCACCTTGGTTACCGTCATTGAGTCGTCCCCAAACATTTCTGTTTTGATGACCATACCGATAGGTAATTCTGATACAGGTATTCTTGTGAATGTACTCATGTCTTAAGCCAGTATCTTAAGGTCACTCGGCTCAAACATAATGTCGTCACCTAAAAACCCGTTCCTGTCCATGATCTGCACGAAGATGAAGTCTCCTTCATCATCTGACCCGATCTCGGTGATGGTTCCAGTCCGACCACAATACGCATGGAGCGTGTTGATGACCGTCACTTTGTCTTTCTTCTTCATGTCTTATGTCCCTTCTATTCTGTGTAGTCCCCTTGACTACAACACCAGTATATCAAACCGTTAAACAGTTGTCAAGTCTTTTCTTTGTGAAATATGTCACACTATAAAACCCTTCTGTCTTAAGGAAGTTAGGCACACCCAACACCAAATGTAAGGTGCACCTAACATCCTGTCTTAAGACTCAACCTCCCTAAAACAATCTGTGCACGGAATCCACTCGCTGAGTGGATGACCCATACCATCAACCCACCTAAACATATGTATAGCATCCAGTGAAGAGTGCTCGCCCCAACGGTAGAGACGGTCACCACCCATAGTTCCTGAGTCTTCAATCCATCTACTCATACGAACCACTCTCCCTCTGTCTTAAGACTCAATGACGAACCCGAAACCCACCGTGCACCAGAACCAGACTTCGGGGTGATCTGATAATCAACAGACCCCCACCGTAAGCGACTGTCCACAATGGTGACCTCGTACTTAAGTCCTGAGCCGTCATCCCACTCCCCGACCTTACCGATATTCTTCATAAGTTCTAACGTGGTCATCCCTCTTCCCTCGCTTTCTTCACTGCCTCTTCATACCTGATGTGATCGGCAAGGCTTGCTAGTGCTTCGGCTTGATACTGCTCTTTACGTATCTGCTCCATCCTTGACTCTGGTCTACCGTCCACCCCGTAGCCGTCACGATTGACCAGCCAGCCCCTAGCCTCTTCAAGGTCTTGAATTATGTAGTCAATTTCCCTGACCATATTTTTACGGTGCTGATTTATTTTTTTCTCTATTTGCTCTAATATAATTTCCATGTCTTAAGACCTTCCCTTAATTTTGTTGTAAATGTTTTCTACTTTTCCCATAACCCATATGCTTGCGATAGTTAGCACTACCCATGCGCCCATGCATAGGAGCGCCTCTACTACATCACCGTTATCTCGTATCATGACTTAAGTCCTCCATTGTGCATGTCTGCCTTACGACTGACGTTCACCTCATCTACCATGAAGTAAGCGTCCTCGGGTGCTGGTGTCCCTGCCTCAGTGAGTAGCCTTTTCGCCTCGTGAATGGCAGTGGCGTAGCCGTGCCCGTACTGGTAGGGGGCGAATAATTGTTCGCCTGTCGGGGTAACCACTCTCATGGTGAAGTAGGAGGAACCCTGCCTAAACCATTTACGGACGCATAAAGTGTATGTAACTCTCATGTCTTAAGCCCCGACCTTTCGTGCTACCACTGATGCACTAAAGCGAGTGCCACCTAGAGGGTTACCGCAGAAGTCACAGGAACTCCACGAGAATGAGCCTTCATCGTCATTGTCTGAGAATGGTTCATCTCCCCATAGTTCTAACCCTTTTGCGTAGGCGCTCGAGTGACCGCTTTCGCTGTATCCGTCGTATGTAGGTGCTCCACTTGCGGCAACTTGCAAGCAGTCTGAGCAAACTTCTAACGTATATTTTTTCATGTCTTAAGTCCCTTTCAACATGGTTAGTATTTTTCGGAGCGGAATTGCTCCCCGTCACCCTCCCCCGTAGGGGAGAGATCAGGCAACAATTACCCTATCTGATATGTTGCACGGTTCCACCGTGACATTTGTCACTCTGCCGTGAACGCCTCCCCACACCCGTCACAAGTCACGCCCTTGTCTAACACTGTGCGAGATGCTCGGAGCGTAGAGCCACATCCACAGGTAGCCTTGAGGAGGTTCTTATTTCGCCCTGTAGGGGTAGGAGCGCCTCCACCAAAGGTGAACCCTCCACCCATACCGCCACTGCCACTAGAGCGCCCATGATTAGCCATAGCCGTGAGCGAGTCATCTATCTTCTTAATCTGTTTTGCCCAAGTCTTACGGCATGACTCGGGAACCTCAGTATGACTCCACCCGATAGACTCACTAACCTTAGTGATCTCTAACCCGAAAAGCCCTTCGGCAGTTGCCTTGAACTTTTTGTTATGTCGTCCGTTACTGTCCGTGTCCCTCACGCCGTCTCGCATATTTGCGGCATGTGCCGCCTCATGGGCAAGGGTACCGAACACTGACCGTGCACCACGTCCCAAGTTTTCACCCGAAACCATGATCTCATGGAAACCCCGTTCCACTGTCTTAAGTCCTAGCCCGACCGTCACGGCAATGTGACCATAGGCATAGTCTGTGTCTAGTTCCTGTGCCTCACTGAGCCATGCACGATTACTGTACGTGATATGACCCCAAGCCCTAGCGTCCCTCTTCACTACCATGATGGCAGGTGGGAGGGCTTTACCCGTGACCCGTTCAACGTGTGCCGATAAATCGGCATACACTGAGTGTAGCGCCTCTACAATTGGGGCAAGTGTTGCCTCATCTGTCTTAAGTGTTGTATCCATGATCTAGCGCCCTCCCTCTACTTCGCCTTTTTTGTCCCATTCGTAGCCGTAAGCCTCTAACCATCCGCAAGCGTTTAGAAAAGTTCCCCGAAGAAATGCGGGGTTATCTTTCTTCAATGCGTGAGCAATAGCCGTAGTGATATCGGCATAGGTGCCTAGGTCTAGGTTCCCTGCCGTAAGTTCGGCATGAATAGCCTCCGCTATTAGTTCATAATCTTTTTTGGTCATGTTGTCCCCTGTCGTAAGTGAGGCGATCACCTCATGAAAACATCGTACAGGAAACGTGCAACGATTGCAAGCACCTAGAGCACATTTCTTCCCAATGTGACGAAATTCACACACACGAACACCTGTTCGCATAAACAGTAACCAGCGTGTAAAATAACCAACGAATAAAACAAACCGAACACCTGTTCGCAAGCCCAACAATGTAAGGATGACCTAACACAATAAGTAAGCCCAACCAAACACAAAGTGTGAGGTATGCCTAACAAGGCTCGGTTATTTGCAGGCTACAAGTATTTTATTTGCTGTGTGCAAGTATCGGCGGGTTTGTTTGTAGTCTGCAACTATCGGGGGTGGGTGTGTCTTTTGTCACATGGGCGAACGTATGTTCGGGTCTGTGTCGTCGGTCACACCAGCGAACGTGTGTTCGTCTGTGACATCCGTCACACAACTGGGGCTGTGCCGAGGGTGCGGGTGGCGGGGCTATATGTATATGTCTTTTGCCTGGATTCACTCTTTTGTTTTGTGTCACGTTGGGTGGTGGCTTGGTGACTGTGTGTGGTTTTTTGTTCTTGCAGGGGGGAGGGGTTTTGGGCTTTGGTGTAAGTGTTTGACGTTTAGGGTGCGGGGGAGACTGTTGACCTGAACTCTTGCCACTTCTTTGCTCTCTGTCTTGTAATGGAAACATATTGGATGAAGAACCAGAACTGCTCCATAAGAAGGAGCAATCTGTATTGTCCATGTCCTGTCTTCTTGGCAACAACGAGCGTAGCGAGGCGTTAGCCCGAACGTAGTGAGGTGTTCTTAGTCCCCCCACGGTTTAGAACTATTGTTCAAGGTCGCCGTGACCAGTATTTTCTAGCCGACACCAATTTTTATGATATGACGTTCATAACGCTGCTTGTCCCGCTAACACAACAGGGGAAGGACGGTCATGGTTACTTCTTGGTTGCAGGGAACATCTACCCAGGTTTCCCTGTTTACGTCCCGCACCATGCAAACGGTGTACAACCATGAATTCTTTTCAGATGACAACATCATACTACACGATGCCTGCTACTATTTGCAACATGAAGAAGAACAATACTCGTGGCATGAATGACAAAGGTAAAGTTGTCAAAAACACTACTAACGCACCAGAGACCAAAGGTGTCGTGTGGGGTGGTGTTAAACCTACTACTGCTGTTACTGCCAAAGGGCAGAAAGCCACAGGTCTTGCTAAGGGTGGTCCGTCTATACCAAGCATGAGTGGCAAAGGTAACAAAGGTGCGTTTGCTGGTTCTGGTGCTTCTGTCGCTCAAGGGTTTGCTTTATCTGAACCTACTAAACCTAAAAACATTATTAACGCTGCACTAGCAGTAACTGCTCTGCCAGGTAAGGGACAGATTGCTAAAGCCATATCTAATAAGGTTGGGTCTATAACCGCAGAATCTAGTTTGGCTACATATCGTGGTCTTGGTAAATCTGGTGCAGGTGGCAATGTAGTTAAATCAACACTGCGTTCCTCGGCTGCTCCAAAGGTGACAACACAAACAGCAGTTGGTTCTGAAGCGCAACAGGCTGCACGTATGGGGAACCTATTGATGGGTGCATACAAGCAGTCTGGTCGGGCAGGAAGAACGGCTTCCGTAACCACTGGACGTGCTTTAGCCCAAGTTGGTAAAACTGTTCGTAACGTTCAAGTTGCTGGTGCTGCTGCTGTTGTGGCTAAAAAAACTGCACCTCAAAACAAATCTAAAAAAAACAAACGCTAACTAAGGAGTCCTATTGGGGACCAAGAGAGCAGTTAACCCTGCCGATAAAGCCAAGTTCTTCGCTGCGATAACTGCGGGGCAATCTATAACTGAAGCGTCACGGATGGCTGGCATCCACATCAACACAGGTTCTAACTGGTTGAAGAAAGCAAAAGCGGTAGAAGCAAACCGTAAAGCAGCCGAACATGGTGTTCAACGCCAGCGGGCTAACCAGGGTGGCATCCAAAAAATTGCGTACCAAGATTTGATGGAAGCCATTGATCTCCCTGGCGCATTGAAAGAAGAAGACTTATGTGAGGAAGCCAGACGGGGTTTGCATGATTTTGATTACTTTCGTAGAAGGTACCTTGGTCGTGTCCCATCCCCTTGGCAGGTAGAAGCAGCCGTCACACTAGTTGAACTGTTGGAGTCGGAAGAAAAAGAATTTGTTGTACTTAACGTTCCTCCTGGCGCTGGTAAGTCCACCCTGTTCCATGATGTAGCAGTTTGGGCTATCTGCCGTAACAGGCGTGTGCGTGTGATGATTGGTTCTGTTTCTTTCGCTATGGCTAAACAGTATTCCCGCCGTATCCGTGAAACACTTGAACGGGTGATGCCGTTGGAACCTGACCCTATGCAAGTAACGAAAGGGCTAGCACTCAATGCTGAAGGATGTCTCTCTATTGATTACGGTAGGTTCAAACCTACAGACAAAGGGGCGCTCTGGCGTTCAGAAGAGTTTGTTGTTGAACAACTTGACGGTAATGGACTTGACAACAAAGAACCCACAGTACGTGCATACGGTATTGAATCAGAGTTCATCGGACACCGAGCAGACTTATGCCTATTTGACGACGTATCATCGCCCGATAACTCCCGTGAATCTGTCTCAAGGGATAAATTGTTGGAAAGATGGGACAATGTGGCGGAAGCACGTTGCGACCCAGGCGGGCTACTGGCAGTTGTTGGACAGCGCCTCGGCAGTGGCGACTTATACGCACATTGTCTCTCCAAAGTTACCTACGATGAGGACATAGATGACACATATGACGGGTCGGACATCACTGATCTGGAAGATTTAGAACGAATAGAACCTTTGAAACGTTCCAAATATAGGCATATCATCTATAAAGCATATTATGAGGAACTAGACACAGGGAAAGAATCTAAACGGTTTAGTTCCCAGCCGTATCCTAATGGTCCACTGCTTGACCCTAAGCGCCTCCCTTGGAAAGACTTGTCTTATATACGACACAACAAACCTGACATCTTTCGGGTGGTTTATCAACAGGAAGACTTGGATTTAGATGCCAGACTTGTGGATAGAACGTGGATAACGGGTGGAAAAGGTGTGGATGGTGTTGAATATGTTGGTTGTATAGACAACGACAGGCAACCAGGGTTCATCACTAGAGGGTTAGCCCGCCCTTGGGTGTCTATTGTGTCGGTTGACCCATCCCCAACAATGTTCTGGGCACTCACATGGTTCATCTACCAGCCCGAAAGCAACCTTTACCATGTTGTAGACATCGCTAGACAGAAACTTACTGCCGAAGAACTACTTGGTTTTGACACAGGAACAGGTGTCTACTCAGGAATCATGCAAGAATGGCAAGACAGGTCACACGATATGGGCTACCCCATCTCGCATTGGGTGGTAGAAATCAACGCTGCCCAACGATTCCTCCTAGCGCACGACTTTGTACGCAAATGGCAAACCCGTGAGAACGTAAACGTCGTACCCCATACCACAGGCAGAAACAAACTAGACGAAAACCTGGGTGTGGAAGCCTTACTCCCACCTTTACTCCGCACAGGAGCCGTCCGATTCCCGACTATGCGCAACAACTGGAAGACACTCGCAGCCGTAGAAGAACTCACTTCATGGCATCGTGACAAAAAGAACGGCACCGACATCGTGATGGCATTATGGATGGGTGTACTCAACCTCCCCAACCTGACCACCGTAAAGAAGCCACCAAAAATGTGGCGACCATCCTGGCTATGAAACCCATATGTTATTGTTGCTCAGCACCCTAAACACTTTTTAAGGACATAAAATCATGGCAAAGAAACCAGGAATGAAAGATTCAGCAGCATCCGCATACATGTGGGATAACAGCAAGTCTGGTGGCAAAATGCCAAAGGACAATAAGAAACCTGCTCCAGCAGCAAAGAAACCTGTTGCTCCTTCTGCACCAAAATATCAGAAACCTGAACCAGTAAAACCAGCAGTTAAAAAAGTTACTTCTGCTGGACGTACTGGTAGCAGAGGTGGAAGTATGCCTTCAGTTAAAGCAACACCAAAGCCCGCTGCAAAAAAACCCAGTCGTTCAATGATCGGCAAATAGCCACAAATGATTAGTGTTGAAGAAATTGTAGAACTTTACAAGCAGCGCAACGAAGCGCAAGGTCCAGTTCTGCAACAAATGCGTCAAGTGCGCAGTCTTGCCAACGGTGACATCATTGTTCCGTTAAACGAATTAGACCGCAACACTAAATCATCTGTAGCAAACCTGTTGGTACAAGGGTTAGACCAGATGAGTATGCGTGTCGCATCAACAATGCCAGTGCCATACTTCCCTGCTTTGCGAGAAGGCAACGAAAGAAGCATGAAACTAGCACGAGATCGCAAACGTGCACTGCTTTCCATTTGGGATCAGAACCGCATGAACCAAAAAATGCGTCGCCGTGCCCGTCACTTGATTGCATACGCTTCTGCACCTATCTTTCTTAAGCCAAACTTTGATAAACGCATCCCCGAATGGCACCTACGCAACCCGTTAGACACATTCCCTGCACCATTAAACGACCCTGACAACCCTGTACCTGACGATTGCATCTTTACTTACAGCCGTACATACGACTGGATTGCCAAGAACTACGGTCCAATCATCAACGGTGTGCTTCGTACTGCTACTGCACGACCAGACACCAAGTTTACCATCCTTGAATACGTATGCGATGAAGAAGTAGTAACACTTTGTTTAGGTGACGAACGCCTACGTGACCCTATTACAGGCTTACCTTTCCCTGGTGCTGATGCTGTAGAACTAGGACGAGTAAACAACCGCACAGGTATGCCACTCGTAGTCATTCCACAGCGCATTACGTTGGACAAACCACACGGACAGTTTGATGGTTTGCTCGGAATGTATTACACCCGTGCCCGTTTGCAGGCACTCACCGAAATCGCTATTGAACGAGGCATCTTCCCTGACGAATACCTTGTCGCTCGCCCTGGCGAAAACCCTGAAATCATGCAGATTGCTGACGGCAAAACAGGACAGTTGGGTATGGTTAAGGGTGGCGACATTCAGCAGTTACAACAAAACCCTGGCTACAAAACCGATGTTGCTTTAGATCGTCTTGAACGACAGGAACGTTTAGAGGGTTCTATCCCCGCAGAATTCGGTGGAGAATCAGGAACAAACATTCGTACAGGACGCAGAGGCGACTCTATCCTTTCAGCCACAGTTGACTTCCGTGTACAAGAATCACAAGAACTTCTTGCTACATCTATGGTTGAAGAAGACAAGATTGCTATTGCAATGGAGAAAACCTATTGGGGTAACAACCCTAAATCGTTCTTCATCCCAGGTCTCAAGGGCGGTATGGCTGACTATACCCCTAACAAACTGTGGGAAACAGACTTTCATTATGTCGCATACTCTGCATCAGGTAGCGATGTCAACAGTTTGATTGTTGGTTTAGGTCAACGATTGGGCACAGGACTTATGTCTAAAGAATCTGCTCGTGAAGCAGATCCGTTGATCTCTGATCCAGAGTTGGAACGTGACCGCCTAGTTGCTGAAGGTATTGAACAAGCATTGATGGCTTCTATCCAGTCACAAGCAGCAGACCCTAATGGTCCATACCAACCTGATGATCTCGCATATATTGCTATGCAAGTACAATCAAACCGTATGTCTCTTGCTGAAGCGATACAAGCAGCACAGAAACGTGCACAAGAACGCCAAGCAACAGCAGCACCAGCAGGTGTGCCAGAAACAATGCCTGGTTTAGCGATGCCTGGTATGGGTGCAGAACAGCCAATGGGTTCAGCAGAACCATCAGTAAACGATTTGTTATCACAACTAGGTGGTGGACAAGCAGGTGCAGCACAAGCACCAAGTTCACCAGGTTCAGTCTTAAGTCTTGCAGGGAGATTAGGTGGCTAAGAATTACTCTAACCGTACAGATTTGCAGAACCCCGCACAGAAAATTGCTAAACAAGCAGCAACGGGTCAAGCATACGGGGAAGCAAAAAAGCAAATGGACTCACAAAGCGCTGTACCTATGGGTGCAAGCCCTACTCAAGCAGCACCCCCACCGCAAGTTCAACGCCCAACTCCAGGTGGGTTAGGTGATTTGGCTAGACCAACGGAACGCCCAGGCGATTTGATGACACCTATGTATCAGAACACACCAATGATGTTCAACTCAACTGATCCTGTGATGGCTGAACTGTCCACACTTTATGCTCAATTCCCTAACGATGACCTTGCTTCATTGTTGTCAGCATTAAAGTACGGTAACTAAATTATGATGACACCCGAAAACGAAGACGCAATTTGGAACACGCTTGCCGAAGAAGAACGACGCAGAAACTCTTTCTCCGCTACAGGCACACCAGAGACAGCGCAACGTGTAGGGCAAATCCATAACCAGTTCCCGTTCCTTGACGCTGGCGTAAAACTGTCTGCTGCTAAAGCAAACCTTACAGACGAACAAGTATTACAAATCGCTAAGTCTGCTGCAAGAGTACAACCACAACTTCAAGAACAAAAGAAAAAACAAAAAGGTTTTCTTGAACGCAACTTCACAGACAAAATTAAAACTGCTTCACGCTACACATTCTCTGCATTAAACCTTCCTACGGACTTGGTACAAAATGCTGCGTCACAAATCTTTGATGACAAACCAGGGTTCAACGGTTGGTTCATATCAACCGATCTAGGTTCCCTCATAGCCAACGACACCGAATCAGGGTCAGGATATTTCTCTGGTGGCAAAGCAAAAGAACTACAAGCGAAACGTGCCCGTGAATTTCGTGGCACAATCAACGGTGAAGCCTTCACTATCGGTAGAGGGTTAGCCTCAACGTTCCTCACCCCAGACTCAACTGCCTACCGTTTGATGTCAGGCGCATTTGACGCAGGAGTTGCCATTGCTCTACCTGCCGTACCTGGCGCTAAACAAGCAGGTCAAGCAATCCGTGCAGCGGAAGCAGCAGGAGAAGGTGGCAAGGTAGTTGAAACCCTTGCAGGCGCAACACGCCTCATGGGTACAGGCGCTAAAGAAATTGGCGCAACAAAACTAACCCGCCAAGCGATTGACGATATACGAGCAGGCATTATCCACGGTGATGCCGTTGACTACGAAGCAGCCAACCGTTTCTTCAAAACTGGCACAGGCAGGCGTATCGTCCAACGCACAGCAGAAACAAAAGACTTTGCAGAAACATGGAACCTGTGGGGAAAGAAGATTGACCCACAAACAGCCCTAGAACTTGCTAACGCTAAAACAGAAAAAGAAGTAATGGATGTCCTGTTGGACAAACTTGGCACATCTGTAACAAGCACACAGCAACTTGGTGGCACAAAACGTGTATACCTTTCACTTGCACAGCGCAACAAAATGCTTGCCTCTATGCCATTCGGTGAAGGTGTATCACGAGCATGGTCAAAAATGCCACAACGTAGCATCAACTTGTTCCAAGCAGAATCGCCTAAAGACCAGATAGACCAACTCAATACCGTTGAGCGTTCATTAGCGTTGTTCAAAGTCAACCCAGAAAAACGTGCTGCCATCATCAACGCTGCTGGAGAATTACTTGTCACTAAAGACATTAAAGGTATTGAAAGATTCTACAAAAATCTAGAAGAAGTAGCCAAGAAATCTATGGTGGAGGCAGGTGCCCACAAAAACTTTCTTGAAGAAATCTATGGTGGTTTCACACGCTACCGTGAAGACCTTCCCCAATTCAGCGCAGATGATTTAGGCAACTTTGAAGATCATGGTATTGCAGCCCGCATCCTTACCGACCAACCCAATGCTGGCGACCTAGTTGTAACCAGCCCTCTCGCTACAACAGAGATGGCAAAGAACGAGTTTCATATTCCTGACCCTCGTTTGATGCGTCGTTTGTCTAACAACTGGAACTGGTTGTGGGTTAAGAAAGACCCTAACCTTGAACAGTTAGCAGGTCAGTTACGTTTGCCTTTTGCTGTTGTAGAGAACATCCAAGAAAAAGTTTGGCGACCATTCATTACGGCGACTATTGGTAACTTCACCCGTAACGTAGTTGACTCTCAAGTGTCTATTGCATTGTCTGGGAAGAAGGGCGCAATCAGTCCTTTCACACACCCTTGGCAGTACTACACAATGCTAAAAAACAGTGACAGATTAACAACAATTGTTGGCAACAACTTTGACGAACCGATACGTGCAAGTCTAATAGACGAAGCATTGAACGCAGAACGCACAGCGACCCGTGATGCACTTAATGCTCAATGGCAAGACCCTGTTGAGATGCACCGTAAAGCACAAAAGATAGGTACATTCAAAGCCTATCAACGGACTAAAGAAGTATCAAATGATTTTGCTCGTGCTCATGGGGATGAACTTGGACGCATATCTGGCGACTGGTCTATAGGCAAACTTGCTGGACGTAATGAAGACGCTCTAAGTGTTGACGAAATCATTGCTCGTGTACGTAGCGGTACTGATCCTGAAGCAACCAAATGGTACCAAACAGTAAAGAGTAACTACGGTTCAGGTGTCCCTATCCGCAACAAAGTTACAGGCGAAGAATCATTTGTAAAGATTGACTTGGAAGTTGACCAGAACCTTCGCATCATATTAGAAGGCAATGCCCGTCGCTTAGAGAAATTGACAGGCAATGATCCTTCATTGATAGACGCTATCGGTAGAGGCTTGCTCCCACCTGTTACCGTTAAAGCCAAAAATGTTGTTGGCGATATCAAAGATGGCGCACGAGTAATCGTCAAAGAGTTTGATATAAGAACAAAAAAATACATTGAACACGAAGCAACAGTCACAAACTTTGGTGGGCGCACAGGCGATGTTGAAGTTCGTTACTTTGCTTGGGATGGTTTGGGCGACAACAGCAAGAAATTTGAAGAACTATTACGGACTCCTGGGGTATACGAAAACCCTAACATTGCTACCCGCATGGTTGGTGAAGTACGCAACCCAGACACCCCACAAGCAGCAACACTCAAATCATCTATGGACCGCATGGTACGCAAATTCCATGCGACACTATACGATCAGCCAACAGCAAAACTAGAACGCTCACCATTGTTCCGTAGCCTTTACTACACATGGGTAGACAAACTTGCTATATCAATGGACCACGATTCTGTAATCAAAATCATTGATGACGTTATGACAAACTCAGGTGGGAAAAACCCTGAACAGTACCTACCTGCTGGACTGTGGAAAAAACTTAACGACTTCAAAGATAACCCTGACAAACTTTACGGCACCATCAACCGTGAACAAGTCAACGCTTTTGCAGCAGGAAACGCATTAGACGAAATGGAAAAGATGTTGTACAACGCTACAGAGCGTCGCAACTTCACCGACGTTATGCGTGTCATCTCACCGTTCGCCCAACAGCAAGCAGAGTTCCTTGGTCGTGTCGGACGTGCGACTTTGGTAAGAGGCAAACTAGGTGTAGTTCCTAACCCGCAAAGCCTGCGTAAATTACAGTTGATTATTGATGGTGGTAAAGAAGCCGACCCTGATGGTGACGGGCGTGGATTCTTTTTCACAGATCCAACCACAGGTCAATGGTCATTTTCTTTCCCTTTGTCGGGTGAATTAACGAAACTTGCTACAGGTATAAGTGCCCCTATCACAGCACCAGTTAAGGGAGTTGTGTTGGGTCTTGACGTAAGACCTGGACTTGGACCATTCGCTACTGTTGCAGCATCTCAAATACTGCAAGACACACCGAACTTTGACTTCGCTAGAAACATCTTAACTCCTTACGGCGAACGGAATGACCCTGTTGCTGCCCTCATCCCGACTTGGCTTTTGAAAATCAAAGAAGGTATCCAAGGCAAAGAAGGCGGTAAGTTTTTTGCTAACACCTATGTTGAAACCATGCAGGCTTTATCTGCCTCTGGCAAATATGAACTGTCTAACCCAGACGAACAACAACGGTTACTAAATGATGCTCGCACTAAAGCACAAATGCTTACCGTCTTGCGTGGCGTAACACAGTTTACGGGTCCCGCTTCAGGCAAGTTTGATATGACTGTACCTACAGAGCAGGGCGACATCCATGCGACAGGGCTTGCCTACGCCTTGCAAAACTTGCGTGATGACAACTACGACACCGCTACCCTAAGGTTTATTGAAATCTTCGGTGAGGATGCGTTTAACTATTTGTCCAACAAAAGCATATCCGAAGTGGGTGGGCTTGAAGCATCTAAAGAGTTCTTTGATTTTCAACGCAACAACGATACTTTATTTGCACAGTACAAGGATATTGCAGGATACTTCGGTCCATCAGGAACCGAGTTCCACTTTGAGGCTTACACCCGTCAACTAGAAACAGGACAACGACGCAAACTCACAGCAAAAGAAGTCCTTGACGCTTCCCAACGAGCCATCGGTCTTGCCTACTACAAAGATATGCGCAGCAAATTCGGTGGCACACTAGGCAAAGAAGAACGCCTGTACCTGAATGACTACAAGGAAGTTATTAAAAAGCGTTACCCTGGTTTCGCCAACATGACTTACGACCCACAGAAAACGCAACGGCAAATAGACCAACTGTTCCAAGCAGCCAAATCTGATGGGTTGCAAGAAAACGGTGCTGCACAAGCAATCAACTACTATGAAGAAATCCGAGCCAACGCTTTAGCCGAGGCAAACAAGCGGGGCTTCACATCACTCAAAAGCGAAAAGTTGGCTGACCTCCACGAGTACCTGTCTTCTTATGCTGCTGCCCTCGTAGAAAAATACCCTGACTTCGCCAGAGTGTATGATCGTTTATTGTCACAGGAGATTGAATAATGTCAGAAACAGGACCATCATCAGTAGACCCAGCCACCTACGCTGCTGCTAACGCCTTCTCTGGAGTAAGTGCATCTTCAGGAACGACTGGTGTATCCGAAGGTTACAAACCTAAACCAAACTATATTGCTCCTCCTCAACGGGTAGAGGGTGGTTTGTTTAGCCCAGAAACACGTATGTCTGTTTCGGGTGTTGTAGGGGCAGACAACACAGTTAACCCTTTTTATGATTTGACTACGAGACCAGCAGAGATTCTTGGTTCGCTAGATGACGTATCACGTTCTAAACTAATCAATGAATTGCAATCTCGTGGATGGTACGGGTCTTCAAAATCAGAAGGTGGTTTTGGAGATAATGACCGTGCAGCGATGCGTGACTTGTTGTACTACAGCAACGTTCAAGGACGCACATGGGACCAGGTTCTTAGCACGGTAGCAAAAGCCCCTATCACGGGTGCAGGTGGTGGCGGTGCGGTAAAGCAAGTATCTTCAACTGAAGACCTTATTGCTATTGCTAACAAAACTGCTCTTGCTACTATCGGAAAGAAGTTGTCACCTGAACAGACCAAGGCTTTCTCTCAGGCTTACCAGCAGGCACAACGGGCTGACATGGGTGGTGCACCGCAGAACGCACCTTCTGCTGATGTCTTCTTCCAGAACCGTATTGAGCAACAATATGGTGCTGAGACTGATGCCTACAAGTATCTTGGTGCTATATCTAATGTCGCTAAATTATTGGAGAGTTTGTAATGGCTCAATCGCCAGTAGACCCAAACAACAAGGTTGGTCCTTTAGAACGTCGCATTGGTGAACCCAATCGTGTTGTTAGCCCACCTGCACCAGCAAAAAAGACTGTTGCTAAAAATACCAACACAGAACTTGAAGTATCTCGTAACGAATACGAGGCATTAAAAGGTTACCTTGAACAAGCCAATGCTGCATTGCAAGGCTTTGCACCTGGGATTGGTGGGGCTGCAACCAGCGTTAACTTTGATGGCAATGTATACAACATTGACCAAATGCGCAAAGAAGTTGACAGAATCAAGAAAGAACACGATGTTGCTAAGAAACGTTTTGATGCTGCAAACAAAGTTGTTGGCGGTGTCCAAGACAGGCTCACAAAGATTACTAGCAAGATTGATGATGCTGTAGAGAACAACAAAATAAACAAAGGTGCTGGCGTTGCACCTGCTATGTCTGAGGCAGAGTTAACTAAACTTCGTCAAGAACAAGCAGCAATCAAGAAAGAACTTGATGGCGTTAAGAATATCCCTGCTGGGCAAAAGGTAGTTGCTACTACAGCCAAAACCACACCGAAGACTGCTGTTGCTCCTGTTAAAAAGGCAGACCCCGCTGTTGTCGCTCCAGCCCTTGCAGCAAACAAAACTATTACTCCTGAAGCAGCAGCAATAAAGAAACCTGCTGTTGTCACTGGCGGTGGTGGTGCAGGTGGTCGCACGACTACAGGTGGTGGCACTGGCGCTAAAGGTGGCGGTAGTGGGACTGTTACCCCTCCGAAGCCAGGTAAACCAGTCAAACCAGGTGCCAAGAAACCCACTACTGATTGGTCAACAATCGTTCAGCAAGAGTTCGGTCCATTGTGGGACGTGTACAACACCAACCCTGATGTAAAGAAAGTTCTTGACGACGCTGTAGCAGGCGGGTACCAGAACGATGAAGTGCAGATGGCAGAGAAACTGCGCAGTACATCTTGGTTCCAAACAACCGAACGTTCAGCCCGCCAGTTTGCTATACGCCAATCAACCGACCCTGCACAGGTAGACGATGAAATCAACATAAAGGTTGAAGACTTCCGTGCAACAGCACTCGCTAATGGTTTTACGTTTGATGATGCAACACTACGCAAACTAGCAACCGACTCAACAAAGTACGGTTGGTCAGCAACACAAACACAGAACGCCGTAGGGTCCGAGGCTGTAGCCCAGGCACAAGGGCGTGGTGCACAAGGAATGAAAGACTTAAGGTCTGGAACACTAGGGCAGAACCTCCGCAAGATTGCTGCTGGATATGCACAGAAACCGTCCGAGGCTACGTTTGACCAGTTCGTTATTGAAATTATGAACGGCACTAAAACCGAAACACAGTTCACCGATGCTATGAGAGAGTCAGCAAAAAGCCAGTTTCGTTCCCTTCAACCTGGTCTTGACAAGGGTTCAGACGTAGACACTTTACTTGCAGGCTACAAACAACAGGCTGCTCAAGTACTTGGGACTGCTGTTGATACGTCACAGATTGACTGGACTTCCGACAAGTGGAACAAAGCATTGAACTACCGTGATGAGAAGACTAACGAGTTCCGCCAGATGGATTTGTGGGAATGGAACAAGTATCTCCGCACCCTCCCTGAATGGCAGAATACTGATGATGCTAAACGGACGTACCAGAATGTTGCGTATTCTTTGGCTCAAGGATTTGGAAGGATGCCACAATGAGTGCTCGTGATGATGCTCTAACTTTACTTAATGAATTTGGTTTGGGTGCTCTTATAGACAAACTTGACCAAGCAATCCAAGATGACCCTACACAGTTCCAGACACAGTTCGCTGCTGAGAACGCTATGCGTATTGTCCGAGACACCCCTGAATACAAGACTCGTTTTAAGGGTCTTGAGTTGCGTTCTAAAGCAGGGTTCCCCCCTATTAGCGAGAGACAGTACGTCCAGATTGAGGATGACTACCGCCAGGTTCTACGCACCAATGGTATGCCTTTAGGCTTTTACGACAGCCAACAGGATTTTGAGAAGTTCATCGGTAACGACATTCGTGGCGACGAACTCAACACCCGCATCCAAGGTGGCATCCGTGCCGTGCAAGAAGCCGAACCTGGAACCGTAGCCGAACTCAAACGGTTGTACGGTTTAGGCGATGGTGACATTGCAGCGTTCTTCCTAGACCCAGAGAAAACCAAAAACACTGACGTTGTACGTCGTGCCGAAGCAGCCCGTCGTGCCACCGCAGCAAGAGAACAAGCAATAGAAATCAGCAGGCAACAAGCAGAAGAACTTGTTAATCGTGGTGTCACCCAATCGGTAGCACAACAAGGTTTCACAAACATCTTAGAAAGCCAACAACTGTTCGGCACAACGACAGCCGAAGCAGCAGCAGGTGAAACCGCTATCAGCCAAGCAGAACAAATTGCTGGCACCTTTGGTACTAACGCAGCAGCACAGCAACGTATCGCCACTCGTCGTCGCAAACGCACCGCAGAATTTGAACAAGGTGGTGGGTTAGCAGCAACACAACAAGGTGTCGTCGGTCTTAGGACAGTCGGACAATAGTTGCACAGCACAAATAATGTGCTAACTTATACACGAGGCTGAAAGCCAGAACCCACAGGTATCCCCCGTAACTGTGGCGTACATATCGGGGTGTAACCAATGTAGCCACCTAAATCCTCCGTTTAGGTGTGGACTTAAGGAGAGTGCCATATGTCTAACTTTGAAGAAGAATTCTACGAAGACGACAGCGACCAACCACCAAGCCAGAACCCTGTTCGGGCACAGTTGAAAGCGCAAGAGAAAGAACTCCGAGAATTGCGTAAGCAGTTAGCGGAATCCCAGACGGTCCAGAAAGAACTGGCGTTTGTGAAAGCAGGCATAGACCTGACTTCACCAATGTCAAAGTATTTCATTAAAGGCTACGACGGGGAACTTACTCCCGAAGCAATCAGGTTGGCAGCAGAAGAAGCACAATTGATTACACCCCAAGTTTCAGAAGAAGACCAGGCTGAAAAGCAAGGCTGGAAGCAGACGAACAAGATCGCTGCTGGCAGTGAAGTGTCTCCTCCTCCTGCTTCTTGGATTAAACGTATTCAGGATGCTGCGTCCAAGGATGAAGTCTTTGCAATTTATGAGGAAGCATCGGCACAAGGAATTGAACTTTAACCTCACCCCTCTTTTGTAAAGGAATATAATCATGGCTGATTACTACGCAGCAGAAACTGGTACCGCCCAGTTGACAACCGACCAGGTTGCATTTGAAAAGTTGGCATACTTCGCCCTTCGTCCAGAACTGTACTTTGACCAGTTCGCAGACGTTCAGGCAACGAACGCTACCAACCCAGGTGCATCAATCAAATTCACAATCTTCAACGACATGGCAGCAGTAACCACTGCCCTTTCGGAAACTGAAGACGTTACCCCTGTAGCAATGAGCGACAGCCAAGTAACAGTTACGCTTAACGAATACGGTAACGCAACTGTAACAACCGCTAAACTCCGTGCATCTTCGTTCCTCCCTGTTGACCCTGTAGCAGCAAACGCTGTCGGTTACAACGCAGGTTTGAGCATTGACACAATTGCTTCAGACGTACTCAAGGCTGGAACAAACGTAATCTACGCAACAGGTGGAACCGACACCGCAACCGCCCGTATTGACATGGACGTTGACGACACCCTCACCGCCAAAGACATCCGTCGTGCAGTGGCACAATTGCGTGGAGCAAACGTACCAACCATCAACGGCAACTACGTTGGCTTCATCCACCCAGACGTTTCATACGACCTTCGCAGCATCACCGATGCTTCAGGTTGGCGTGACTCGTACAAGTACACCAACGCAATGCCTCTTTACAACGGTGAAATCGGTATGTTTGAAGGTGTACGTTTCATGGAATCAGCACGTGCCCCAATCTTCGCTAACGCTTTCAACGGCGCTGGCGCAGCAGGTACAGGCGATTCATACGCAACACTCATCATGGGTTCCCAGGCTCTCGCTAAAGGCATCTCCCTTGGTGGCGAGTACGGTGCACAGCCTACGATTGTGTACGGCAACATCACCGACCTCCTCAAGCGTTTCCGTCCAGTCGGCTGGAAGCACTTCGTTGGTTACGGCGTGTTCCGTGAAGCAGCACTTCGTCGTATTGAATCTGCTTCAAGCATCGGTGCTAACGCTTCGTAAGAAGTACCGCCCAGAGCATCAGCCCTCCGCTTCGGCGGGGGGCTTTTGCTATTGTGGGGACATGGCAACATTCAAAACCCCAACAGACCCATTCGTGTTTTGGGCTGAACCAGGTGAATCGGGTATCTTCCGTTACCTCAGACCTGGTGCACGGGGAAGAAACGTGTTCAAATTAACTGATGGTTCTTTTGTTGAAGAGCAACCTTATGAAGACACAGACATTGCTATCATCTATCATGGTGGACACATCCACGAATTAAGTGCACAA